GAAGCTCCTGTGGAGAAGATAGTGGTGGCTGCGGCAGAGCCAGAACCAGAGCCTGAAACTGAAACAAAAGAAGAAGTTAAGGAGGAGACGAAAGAGGAAGTTAAAGAAGAGCCAAAAGAGGAGCCGAAAGAGGAGGTTAAAGAAGAGCCGAAAGAGGAGGTTAAGGAGGTAGTTAAGGAGGAGACAAAGAAAGAAGTTGAGGTAGTAAAGAAAAAAATAGTTAAACCTAAAACTAAAGAGCAGAAGAAGGACGACAAACAAAAAGCGGGAACAAAAATTGTTAAGAAGATGGGCGACAAGGGTAGGTATGATAATAGCAATCAATTAAAGACCCTTATTATTATGAACGTAATATCAGATGCAAAGAGCTTTTTTAACGCTCAAACTATGTTACAGGACACACCAGGCTTTTTTTCTAGCGCGACAGTGCCAGATGCGGTATTGTCTGATAACAATGTAGCGGCTTACCTGATGATGGTCGGGTCTAGTCAGAAGATGAACAGTTTAATAAACAGTCAATATGAGTAGGAAATAAAATGACAGCTAAAAGACCAGGATTATATGCAAACATGAATAAAAGAAAAAAAGAAGATACTTCTCGTTCTAAAAAGAAAAGCACGATCTCACCGAAGGCGTATGCTAATATGAAAGCGGGCTTTCCTAAGAAGAAAAGGTCTTAAATATGTATGAGTATGCGGTAAAAGAAGTTGTAAGAGTGGTAGATGGTGACACTATTGATGTGCTTATTGATCTTGGTTTTAATCTCACGAAAAAAGAACGTATTCGTCTCGCAGGAATTGATACTCCTGAAAGCAGAACACGAGACTTAGAAGAAAAAGCATTGGGTCTAGAGGCTAAAGATTTCCTACACGGCTTGTTAGACAACGCGGTGGCGCTAAGAGTTAAGACTGAAAAGGATGGTAAGTACGGACGTATGCTGGGTTGGCTACATGATGGTAACACGAACATTAATAAGTATATGGTACTGAAGGGCTATGCTTGGGAGTACGACGGCGGAACAAAAGAAAAGAATTTAGATGATTTAAGAAAAATAAGAGGTACTTTCGAGGATGGCTGAAGTTGAATATGGCGGCGTGAAAGTTTCTGGTAAAGGGTTTTTAGGTAAGCTTTTTTGGATTTTACCTTTGATGGGGACTCTGGCGGGTGGATCGTGGGCAGTTTTTGAGTTCTATAAGGACTATGAAGATTTGCAGGAAGCCGTGCAGGAATTTGTAAGTCCTGATTTTTCATATGTAGACGATCATATGGCATCAACAAACGCTGAACTTAAAATAGTTGGAAAAGAATTTGAATTGTTAAAAGAGGTTGATCAAGCCACTTCCGCAGTTATTAGAGAACAGATTAATAGCGTTAAGGCTATCGCAGCAAATCTACAAACAGATCTCCATGATCTACGAATGGATTTAAACCAGGACGTAGCCGAGTTGAACAATTCAATTGAAGTAGAAGTTGAGAAAGTAAATGCTAACTTGGATAGGCAGGAGGCTAGGTTGGAGAAACAAGATGCGAGAAATCGACAGTCTGTTGAGGATGTTAATAAAACCAGTTCTGATAACGTAACGATAGTCAGGGATTTGATCGCAAGTTCAGAGGAGCGTCGAGACAAGATGGTGGATCGCTTAGACACTAAGATAGCAGAGACGCAGGCTATGATGGATAATTTGTTGAAGGAGAACAGACTTATGATTGAAGGATTAAAAGCTGACTTAGATAAAAAGATACGATTAGCGTTAGAAAACCCATTATCAGGAATGTCAAAATGAGAAACAAATGGATCTGGATAGGTATAGCATTAGCAATATTTGTTGTTGTTATTTTTTATGGTGTGGACAAGATGATGTGTACACCACCCTGCATTTAAATGAGCAAGGAACTTACAGCGCAGCAAAGGTCTACGATGACTTGGCGGTGGACGGCTCTTCTAATTTATCTGCTTATTTGTTTCTATGACTTTATGTTTTGCCCAATTTGGTATGGACTTAATAGACCTGATATATCACAATTTATGGAAATAATAAACTCCACAACAGAGCCTATGGTACAGATGGAATTAATGAAGAAGTTAACTGGTCAACATAATCCCTTTACATTGATGGGTGGAGGATTGTTTCATTTAGCTTTTGGGGCTATACTAACAGGATCTGCATTTTCAGGCAAAGGATAAGGGATGGCAAAGAAGTTACAGAAAGACAGTAAATACGCGGTAGCTGATGCCGATGGAGATGGCGTGATAACAGATGAAGAAATGGATCGCCATGCAATGTGGGTGAGACTTGAAAACGAGGACAAACAGGCGGATACCCAGCGGATGATGGCTTTAACTTCTATGATTGTTAGTATTGTGGGGGTTGCGTTGTTATTACTGCCTATAATTTCTTTAGCCAGAATGGAATCTGTGTCGCCTGTACTATCTACATTCTTAATTGCCAATACTGGAATTGTTGCGGCTTATATAACTGGTTCGGCATTATCTAAAACAAAAATGAAATAGGAGAACATAATGGCAAAAGGTCAAAAACATTACCGTAAAAATGGTGACATATATGAAGGAAGTACACATAAAATGTCTGACGGTTCTTTGCACACTGGTAAAACTCATACCAAAACTTCTCAAAAAATAGTTCACTTTAAAGATCTTTCAAAGACAGCTCAAAAGAAAGCGAAGGGATAACATGTTTGGAATGTTAAGTAGTATATTAGGACCAGTTGGTAATTTAGCTTCTTCTTGGATGGAGAATAAGACTGAAGCTCAACGAGGTAAGACAGCAATCTCCAGAGCCAAGGCCGAAGCGGAAGCTACTGTAATGGTATCCGCTGCAACAAGTACGGCTGACTGGGAACGGATAATGGCTAAAGGTAGCCAAGACTCATGGAAGGACGAGTGGTTAACAATTTTATTCAGTATTCCATTAATTTTAGCATTTTGTGGGGATTTCGGAAGGATTACGGTAGCGGCAGGATTCTCAGCACTTGAGATTATGCCCGATTGGTATCAGTACACACTTGGAGTTATCGTAAGTGCCAGCTTTGCTGTCAGATCTGCCACTAAATTCTTTGGAGGTAAAAAATGAATATAGATTCATTAATAGCTCAATTAGAGATTGACGAAGGCGTAGTAGAAGAGGTTTATTTAGATCATTTAAATTTAAAAACTGTGGGAATTGGACATTTATGTCGAAAAAGTGAGCCTGAATACGATATGGAAGTAGGGACTCCAGTTAATAGAGAAAGAATAGACGAGCTGTTTGAAGAAGACATACAGAGTGTTATTTCTGACTGTAACAGACTTTATCCTGATTTTGATAACCTCCCCGAAGAAGCCAAGCAAATAATTTGTAACATGATGTTTAACATGGGTTTAGGCCGACTATCAGCGTTTAAAGGCATGAAACGTGGTGTAGACGCAAAAGATTGGCAATCAGCCGCCGATGAGATGGTTGACAGTCGTTGGTACAGTCAAGTACAAAATAGAGCAGAAAGATTAGTTGAAAGAATGAGAGAAATCGGGTAAACAGTAGTCAAATTGATTATTTTTTAAAAATTAATCTAGAGAAGGGGTTTTTCCTTGTTAAACAAAGCAGCTAATATGGGTAGATTTGGCGATACAGAAATGGCTCACGTTAGCCCTGGAGAAATCGTGGTTCCACGTCCAGTTCTGGAAAACAACCCTAATCTTGGTGCTGGTATTGCTACCGCGATTGAAAACATGGGGGGAAACCCAGAGCGTTATGTAGTTGGCTCACAGAGCAACAGCGTTAATCCTGATACTGGAAATCCAGAATACTTTTGGAAAGAATTACTTTCTATAGGAAAATCTATTTTCGGCTCTAAAGCGGGCCAAGATATTATTACAAATGTAGCTTTACAAAAGTTGATGGGTGGTAAAGTAAACGCAGGGCAAGCCTTAGCTAGTGGATTAGTAGGTGGATTAAGTGGAGATTCAGGATTTTTTGGTGAATCAGGAGGTCAACAAAAATCTAAAATAAAAACTGTAGCTAATAAAGCATCAAATGCCGTAGAAAGCATAGCCCCTGTTGCTAAGAGAGCAAAAGCAGAAGGCACAATGGGGATAGGTAGTCTTCTTGGAGATGCGGTAGCAGGTAAAGGAAAAGATAACTTTTTAAGTAATTTATTAAATAGTAAGGGTGGGGAAGCTTTGCTATTTGGCTTAGGCTCAACATTCCTAGATAAGATGTTTGGAAAAGAAGAAGAACAGCCTGGGAGAAGACCTTTTGGAGGAACTACTGAATTTAGACCTATCTTAGGGGGCTATAATTATGGCGGTCAAGTTTACCAAAGACGAGATGGTGGAATAATGCCTAGTGAAGGTTCGGGTACTGAAGACGATGTGCCTGCAATGCTTACTGCGGGTGAATTTGTCCTTACTAAAAAAGCTGTAGAGGGTCTTGGCGGAGGTAATATTAATCAAGGAATACAAAACGGTTATAAATTAATGAATAATCTTGAAGGAAAAGCATAATGGCTGAAGTCGTAGAAAGCATTAATCGTCGCCCAGAATATATAGAAGAACGTGAAAAAGCTTTATTAGATCAGATATTCGGAAAATATAACGAAGAAACTGGTGAATACGAAGGCGGCACGATGCAAGAGGAGGATCTGTTCAAAGTACCTGAATACAGACAGCCTGGACTTGACCCTTTAGAAACAAAAGCTCTTGATTTAGCGGGTAGCGAAGGATTTATTAACAGATATTCCCCATATTTCGATAAGTCTACTGAAGCCATAGGTGGCGGCTTAGATACTATGGAAAAGGGTGCGGGATATTTTGATGATGCAAGAACTTCAGTAGATGCGGGTACTGGAACCTTTGATCCTGCGACTGCGACATCTAAATTTATGAATCCATATAGGCAAAATGTTATTGATGAAGCAATGTCTCAAATAGACAGGCAGGGACAAATAGCACAAAATAACCTTTCGGCTAAAGCTGTCCAAGCAGGGGCGTTTGGTGGTTCTAGAGAAGGAATACAAAGAGCTGAAAATGATAGAAATATTTTATCTCAAAAATCTCAAACTATAGCGGGTCTTTTAGACAAGGGTTATGGTGACGCTTTAAAAACATCTTTAGGTTCGTTTGAAGAAGAAAAGAAGAGAAACTTAGAAGCAGGTAGATTGACAGGTGGATTAGGATCTTCTTTATCAGGTGTTGGAGCTAACATGGGTAATGTTGGTGGAACTGCCGCTGACGTAGGTAGAGTTTATGGATCTATGGGTCCAGCAGATTTAAAACTTATGGCTGGCCTTGGCGGCGGGAAAAGAGCATACGATGCCGAAGGAATAGCAATAGCCCGTAAAGAGGCTACTAGGCCACTTGAGGAGGCTACTAGACCTATGGACTACGGTTACGCCGCATTAAAGGGAACGCCATCAGCAGGGATATATAACACTTATAGACCACAGCCTGCCGCTAATCCATTTTTAAGTGGAATAGGGGCTTACACAGCCATCCAAGGCATTAACCAAGCATAGGGGTACGAAAATGGCTACTGTAAAATCAAGAGGAGTAAACTACGATAAGTTTGAAGATAGTGGTCTTCTTACCCCTTATCTTTCTGAATCAAAAAATAGAGCAGCAGGCGCTGAAGGTTTTAGAGACTTTTTAGGTAGGTATGTTACTCCAGATCAAATTGGAGGAGCGCTATACTCTCTACCTGTCGCGGGTACTGGTGCGTTAAGCAAGGGTTTAGGTTATCTTTCAGATATTTTTAATTATCCAGGTTTAGGGTCATCACTTTCACAAGCTGGAGATGAATACTTTGATAGTGCAGGAGGTTTTTTAAAAGAAGGTCTTTTAGGGATAGGGACCAAAGATCCTGAAGTTAAAAAATCAACATTCACACCCCCTAAATCTAAAAGTCTTTTACAGTTAAAAAAGGAACGAGAACAAAATTTTAAAGATATTTCAGCAATGCCAGAAACTTCTAGTGTTTTTGATGAAGACGTAGATATGAGTACATACACACCTATGGCTGTAGCCAAACAGCAAAGTGAACAACAAGCCTTAGAAGATGAAAGAACAAATTTAGACGCTTTTCCTAAATTAAGTGAAAATCAAGCTAAAATTGCTGAAAATGAAATGACAATATTAAACGCTATGGGTGAGGCTGGCGATGATGAAGGTGATTACGGTACAGGAGTCATCAATGACGGGGACGCAAGAGAAGGAGAAAGTGTAGCAGAAAGAACTACAAGGCAATTACAAGAGGAAGCTTTAATTGATGCTGCTAAATCTAAAGGTGAAGAAGTAACTCCTGCAACAAGAGAAGAATTATTAGCAAAATATAAAAAAGAATTTTACGAAGCTACAGGTTTAGACCCAAGTGGTAAACCAGACAAAAGTTCGGCTTTAATGGCTATGGGCTTTGCATTAATGCAAAATAAAGCTGGTAAAGGTTTTAATGTTGGTAGGATGCTTAGTGCAGTAGGAGAGGCTGGAGAGAAAGCATTGCCTAAATTAGAAGCAGCGAAGAAAACTGCCAAAGCTGAAGCGTTGGCCTCTGGTCAATATGCTTTAGGAAGAATACAGGCAGGAGAGTCTGCCGCCTCAGCTATTAAAGCTTCATCCTTAAAACATCTTCGAGCTATAGATTTGCAGAACCAAAAAGCTAAAACTGACTTTAAGATAAAACAAGCGGAAAAAGGAGTAGATCTTGCATCTGGTTATGGAGTGGAACTTAATGTAGGCGCAAAACCAATTAAATATAGAATGAGTTACAATAAAACAACGGGCCAAGACAAAATTTTAAATCCCTTCGGATTAGCAGGACAAATAAAAAATAGATATGAAGACGCTAACAAAGGTTTTCAATCCGCAAAAGAATTAAAAGTTCTTTTACAAGGACTTAAAGCATCAAGCAGCACAGGTGGTACAGCAGGTCAACAAGCGAAAGAAAAACTTCAAAAGTACGCTAAAGCTTTAGGTTGGAATGAAGATACTTTATTCCAAGAAGCTTATAAGTACAGAGTAGGTCAAATAGTAAAAACAGAAGGTGTGACTGAAGCAGAAGCTAAGAAAGACCCCAGAGCTATAAGATTAAAAGGAATAAGCTTTACATCTAGTACAGAAATTTTACAAGACGCTCTTTTGGCTAGATTTAAAAGGTTTATGACTCAAGAAACAGGCAATGGTATATCTACTTTTGATATAAAAACAGCCGCCGCTTTAACGGGTAAAATTGAAATGTTTGGAGATATTGACAAGTCAATTGGTTTTATTAATGAGTTAGAAGAGTTATTTAATTCATCTTTAAATTCTATGGACACTGTATTAGGACAATTAACTAAGGAAGATTATTATACCAATATAGGCGAGTATGATAAAACCCAGACATTAATTAATTCGCTTTATGCTCCTAAAGATAAAAATAATAAAACATTTAACGTATCAGACTAGGAAAAAAAATGGGATCAGTAGAACTAGATAGCGCACAAGGTCCAGTTACTTTTACTATAAAAGGAGATGAACCCTCTAGAAGTGAAATGATAAAAATTCAAACGGCTTTACGCGGGCTTCAAATAGATTATGACGTAGGATCAGAAGATACAGAATTTACAGGATCTTCTGTCGATCAAAACAATGTAGGATTTGATAGAACCACTGGTATTCAAGATGCAGGTCTAAGAGCTGGTTTATCTATTGTTGACGATGCAGAAGAGCGAGAAGCTGTACTGCAAAGAAACGGTTTAACTGTAGAAGATTACACTAGAGACTCAGGAGGCCAATTAGCCTTAACGCCTTCTGGAGCTAAAAAATTTGGCATAGAAACAGATCAAAATATAATTATAGACGAAAAAGGAATGAGCGCGAATGACATTAGCGATCTGGCTGGTATTGCCCCAGAAATAGGGGGAGCTGTAGGTGGCGCTTTAGTGGGTCAAGTTCTTATTCCTATTCCTTTTCTAGGTGCTGCGTTAGGAGCTGCGTTTGGTGGTGGTGGTGCAAATTTAATTGAAGAATTTGGGGAATATCTAGCAGGTGTTTCTCGTCAAACTCCAGGAGAAATAGCTAAACAAACTGGTAAAGAAGCTTTGCTTTCAGGTTTATTTGAGGGTGCAGGGCAAATAGTATTTAAAGGTATATCGAAATTGTTTAGTCCAAGCGGTTCAAAATTATCTCCAGCAGATTTAAAATTAGCAGGAGAGTCTATAGAAGCTGGAATTACGCCTAGTTTAAGTGCATTAGGATCTCCTAGTCTAATCTCAAGACAGCAAGCATTAGCAGAAAGAATTTTTAAATCTTCTCCTCGTTTAAAAAAGAACCATGAAGCCATAACTGCTAAAATAGAAAAATTTAGAAATGACGCAGGGGCTTCAGATGTTAATGATTTAGGTAGAATATTAAAAGAAGCCGCAGAATCTGGAAATAATAAACTTTTAAAAGAGCAAGCAGAAATATCTAGAGAAGTAATGGCTCATATGACTAATGTAGCAGACGATCTTGGTAGAGCTGCTGTAGCAGATTTAACAATAGACGCTAATTTATTTACAGCATTAAGCCAATCCTTTAAGCACTTTGATGATTTATCAGCGGCAGGGTTTAAGAAAATAGATGAAATAAACTCATCTGTTGTAGGAAATGCTGACATAATTCCATCTGGAAGTTTAAAGGTAATGGTTGATGATCTTGGGGGAACTGCCAAATATGACAATATAATTCCAAACACAAGCCAAGATTTAGAAAAATCTATTTTGGTATCAATGGGTAACGTAGGAGAAAAATCTTCTTTTGCAAAATTGTATTCTGCTAGAAAATCTTTGAATGATACAAAAATGGCTCAAGGCGCAGAGCAAGGCGTTTATAATATGGCTAATAAATTTATAGATGAAATAGATACCCTTTTATCGAGAAAAAATTTATCAGGTATAGATTCTGTTACTTTTAGATCTAGTAGAGGAGGAGGTGGAAAAGGTAGCAGATCTAAACTCCTCGCTGCCGCAGACTCCGTTGCAGAGCAAAGAAAACTTTACGCTGAAGGTATGAGGCAATTTGATGCTTTAGAACATTCTTCAATACTAAAAAATATAGCTAATACTGTCAGAAACAATAAACCTATAGATGCTTCAAAAATGGAGTCTAGCATCCTAAAAAGCAATGCCCCTGAACGTCTTAGGAGCTTAAAAAAAGTTTTAGATAATCAAGCAGATAGAATGAACGTTAGTAGAAAAGCTGGATCTAGAAGCGTGGTTAGTGAGTACGAGAATTTAAGGTCTAGAATGGCTGGAGAATGGTTAAGAAGAACTATTGATGAGTCTACTTCTATTCTTGATCCTACTCAATTTAGTGGTAAACAATTTTCTACAGCATATAAAAAATTAGGTACAACAGCCGACGAATTATTTGGCTCTCAAGCAGCTCAAGTAAAAAAATTAGCAGAACAAATGGATTCCTTGTCTTTGTCAAGCTTAGATCAAAAAATAATAGGGCTTCTAAAAGAGGGAGAAATATTTGCTGATGATGGAATAGATTTATTAAAAGGTGTTTTAACTAAAAAAAAATCATGGAGCGAGTTTCAACGGAATAGTATAGTTAAAAAATTAAAAGATGGTAGTTTAGATGATGTAGAAGCGGCGGCATATATTAATAATCCTTCCACTAAAGCTTCTGATATAGATCAAATCATGGCTTATTTTAGCGATGACGCTAGTAAAAAAGTCCTTAGAGGTTCCTATATGGATAATCTAATAGGAGATTTCGATGCAAAATTTTTAACAGATCCAACTCAATTTAGAGCGTTTGCCAGCAAATTAATAAACGACAAAGATAAAAATGCAAAAGTTTTTGGCGATAAGATGGCAGAAGAAATGGAACAATTTGGTAAAATTTTAAAATTAAACTCTAAATCTGCTGAAGGCGGTGAGTTAGTTGCGGCAAGTATAGCAGCAAGTCCTTTACAAAATTTAGGTAAAATAGCAAAGTTTACTGCTATAGGTAGAATGTTTTCTTCTGACATATTTTATAAAAGATTTATGAGAGACTACAAAACATTAATAGGTCAAAACAAAAAACCAATGGACTTTCTTCCAGATTTATTATCTTCTTCAATAGCACAATTTACAGGACAAGCTTCTAGTCAAGGTATTTCGAAAGAAACAGATAGAGTTAAAAATTTAATAAATAATAGTGTAAAAGATAATACTGGTCCAAGAACACCAGCACCAAAAACACCAACAACAAGAAACACTCCAGTTCCAAATGTTCAACCAGGAGCTTTAGAAGGTTTACCATACAAGGTAGTTCCGCCGTCCCCACTAAGTGCTAAAACTTCTATACGCCAAAGGGCGATGGGAGATCCAACAATAGCGGCATCATTACTTGGCGGCCTTGGCAGCGCGAGTTTATTAAACCGTCCTTAGTCTTCTATTACTGATTCAATTCCGTACCGATTTTTAGTTTCTGAAAATGCTTGCAAAGGTTTAACATTTTCATAAGCTTGATCGACAAGTCTAGACAATTGCCTTCCTATTGATCTATCTTCTATTTCAGAAACGTATACAAGTTTGTCGTAGGCACTTAGAGTAAGGCTTACAGATTTATATTTTAATGGATTAGGCATAATAAGGAGTCCTTTTTTAAAAATGCTAGTAAAAGCACCATATAATCCCAGAAGATTTGGGTCAAGGTCTAAATACAATAATAAAAAGGTAACTATAAACGGTATAAAGTTTGACTCTAAATGGGAGTCGGAGCGTTACCTATATATAAAGGCTTTAGAGAGAGCTGGAACAGTAAAAGATTTAGAATTACAGGTACGTTTTGCATTAGAAGTAAACGGACAAAAGATTTGTACTTATATTGCGGATTTCAGGTATAAAAAGCAAGATATGAACGGAATTTGGACAGAAATTGTGGAAGACGCTAAAGGCGTTGAGACACCTGAGTTCAAATTAAAAAAGAAGCTGATGAAAGCTTGTTTAGGTATTGAGATATTCTTGTCAAAAAAAGGGGGGCGTTAGCCCCCGCAATATTATTGTTTGGCCCAATAGCCGTACACGCATCGTTTGCCTTCTCGACTACAATCGAAGGTGTCATTGATAACACCATCGATCACTGCAACGTAGTGCTGAGATACTGAGCAGATTAAACGTCCACCTGGTAGCTCGTCGGCTTTGAGGTGAACTTTACATCCACTACCAATTTGCATGGTGGGGGTCCAGACAAACCCAAGTTCAAGCATATGGTCCTTAAACCATTTGCGAGTGGTATTGATGCCATTTCTAGCAGAGCGTGAACGCTTGCCTATGCGTTTTGATTTACGCTGAGTGGCACTGCCCTCCGCCAATCGGTCATAGACCTCTTGGTAAGGAAGTTCTGCGGCAATAGCTACAGCACGACAGACGCAGTCACCTGCTTTGCCTTTATAACCAGCGGCCTCGCGGCCCCCATCGTTAAAGGTGAAGGTAGTATTAGACATGGCACACTCCTTTCAAGAGCATAAGAGTTGTAGAGGAAAGACCTCATCCTTATTAATCCCACTATATCCCATGTTATTAAATATGTCAATACCTAAAATAAAAAAAATTATATAAAAAAACCTCTTGACACACATGCTACGTTATGGGATTAATGTTCCCGTGAACGAAACAAATATCAAGGAGGTAATAAAATGGATGGTGTTGAGCTATTCGAAAGACGCGAAGAATTACGTTATATCGTAAAAGATCTAAGCGCAGAATTAAAAGAAATTGATGAGAAGCTAGAGGATTTATTCTTAAAAAAGTCTCGTGATACTTTGAGATCGCAGGGTAAAGACTTTGGCACAGCTACTATTGCAGAAGGCAACAGTAGGTTTAAAATTAACATTCCTAAAAAAGTAAAATGGGACAATGACATGTTAAAAGAAGTGTTTGAGGGGATGAATCCTGATGACGCTAACCACTTTGCAAAAGTAACATTTTCTGTAGATGAGCGAGTTTATAATGCGGCTCACAAAGAAATCAGGGATCTTCTTGAACCCTGTAGAGTTACTGAAATGGGTAAATTTAAAATTGATAGAGAGGAATCTTAAATGAAATTACAAATTATTTCTGCTGACGAACGCATGAAAGAAAAGCGTGGTCACAAGATTGTAGTATGTGGTCAGAGCGGTGTAGGTAAAACTACACTTGCTCGAACACTGGACTCAGATAAAACTTTGTTTATGGATTTAGAGGCTGGAGATGCCGCCATCGAGGGATTGCCCATAGATGTTATTCGTCCAAGAACTTGGCCTGAGTGTCGTGATCTAGCGTGTTTCTTGGGTGGTGGAAATCCATCCTTGGCAGATGAGTCTGCATATAGTCAGAAGCATTTTGAATATGTATCAGCTCAGTATGGTGATCGTGAGGCTATGATGACAAAGTATGATACTTTGTTTGTTGATAGTATTACAGTCGCAGGGCGTTTGTGCTTTCAATGGTGTTTACAGCAACCCGAATGTC